GCTGCCGCATAATCTGATCGGCAGTCTGGAGCTTCATCTGCTCCATCATCCGCTGCTGCGTCTGCGCGCGGTCGAACAGCGATGCGCCTAGCTGAATAGCTTGGAGCTGGTTTTCAAGACCAACATTTCGGGCGGGTTGTAAGTCCATAATGTTGTTTGTTAGTTAGCTTCCAAAACCAGTGCTGGTTGACGAATTGGGGTTGTATCCACCGTAAGGCGAGTAACCGCTAGGAACGCTGTACATGTTTGGCTGATAAGATCCATACGGATTGTATCCAACACCATATCCTCCGCCGCCACCGTAATTGATGGTTACGCCACCGCCGCCGCCGCCGCCTTTTCCGCCACCGCCCATGCCGCCCATACCGCCGCCCATTGCTCCGCCAAGTGCCATTCCACCAATGTTCGACAACGATCCGCCGATAGCGGCCATCATGGGGTCAGGTTGAGCAGCAACTTGAGCAGCAGCCATATCTCGATTGTACTGAGACTGGTTCTCCTGAAGAGCCAAGTTAATGCGTTGAGTAGGACTGATGAACATGCTACTCACCGAGAACGGCTGAACCATGCCGAATGCTCGCTGCTGCTGGATGAAGTTCTGAGCCTGAGCAAGACCCTGATTCTGAATCTGCATGCCGGTCAGACCTAAATCGCGAGCAGACAAGTTCCTACCCATTCCGCTTCCAGCACCAAATCCACCACCAAGCGCACGGCCAGCGGCAGAGCGTTGAAGTTGAGATTGAACATCTTGAGAAATTTCGCCTCGCAAATTTGCGCCAATGTTCTTTCCAGCCTGAGAAACAAGCTGGTCATAGCCTGGAATGGCACGACGAAGCTGCGCCTCAAGCTGCGACTGTTCAGCGGCAGTGGTCTTCTGCGCCAGCTCGGTGGCAGGTTGAAGCGCGGCAAGATTGCCTGCAATGGCAGCTTTCTGCTCATTCTCGATGTTGACGCGGTTAAAGTTTGGAACTTTGACCTTTTTGCCAGCAGCCATCGCTGATCCACCGATCATCAATGCTGCTCCAGCTAGACCTGCAACAACTCCCATAATTAAATTACCTCCTTTAGAAGACGACCACCGTTCTCAATCGAGAACACCTTTTCAGGTTCATGGCGTTGGATGTTCATTGTAATCAGGCGAGCAGCTTTTTCCTCAGGGAATGCTCTCTCGTTCTTGAAACAATGAACCCACACCCGACGCAAAGTATCCAACTTAAAAAGTTCTCCATCTTCGACGGTCATCACACCATTCAATGACGCCCACTGATCAGCGTATTCTCGAATGTTTGAAAGCGAATCAGCATCGACCTCGTATCCGAATCGCTCGGTGCATTCTTTTGCCGACGCTTCAGCATCCTTCTTGACGTATACCTTGATGGAATCGTGAACGACAGCTTTCGGAAGATATCCATAGGTTGAGCAATCGGCGACGTACTTGTACCGCATCCGATACTTCTCAATCGACCGCTTCCAATCAGGATCATTCGCACCCTGCTCATGTAGGCCAAGGCAATCGGCTTCCAATGAGAAAAGGACCGACATGAATGCCGATCCGAATCGTGGCAACCCGCAAATTTGAAAGAGTTTACCGTTCATTTTTTACGCACAAAGAAGTCCAAGCCGCAGTTCGCGCCAGAACAAAGATGGCCGACTCAGAGCCGGGAATCATACCCAATTCGCTGCAAATTACTGCGGTGTAAAGAGCCGCATTCGGGTAAACATCCTTTCCAGCTTCCTTCATCCACCCATGAAGCTGATTGATGCGACGATTCGCATTCGGGAAGCCCGTCTCGATAACCTCACGCACACGGCTCCATGCCGGATCGATTCGATCCTTGAAGAACGAATTACCGAAGCCGGGAATCTTCATGCCAGCCTCAATGGCCGACTTCAACGCTCGCTCGTCAAACTTCTCGTAAACGAATCGAGCAGGACCAATCGGGCCGTGAGCGTCACCGAGCGTCAGGATAGCTGAAGCGATTCCATTGGTAAGCTGCGCGCTTCCAAAGAAAGCATTCACCGCAGCACCGGAACTCGCGTTCTGATTGTTCCGAGCCGCCATGTCATGCGCGTCAAAGACAGCCTGAAGAAACTCCAATTTCTTTGGAGTTGCCTCGGCCATACCGAAATCGATGTTGAGGTTCAGAACCATTGCGAGAATCCACCGCCATTCAACCCTACACCGACCATGCGTATCGTCGCGACAGCGTCACCCAGATACTGCATCGTCTGCTCCTGAACAGCTTGAACCGCTTTGGCTTCGTAGGCCACTGCTTCCTGAATCAAATCGTTCTCTTCCTTACGAATCGCCATGACCATCAGCTTGATGGCGTCAGCGCACGGGGGGATGAGGTAGTCGTTCACGCTCGTCGCGTTGATGTGGCGCATTTTGCCAATCACCGTGACGGTCTGGGTGCAGCAGTCGCTATTCCGACCAGTCCAGAAGCTCCGACGATACTGCGGCAAAGTTTCATCAGGGTCGTAAACTGCCAGATCAATCTCGGCGAAAACCGCCTGATTGAACTCGTACAGTCGCGACGCGGTATTTGTTGCCTCCCTGATGACGCCGGTCAGCGCGGTAAATTTCTTGGAAGACTGAACGTACGGCAAAGCGAGCGTCAGCTTTTCGCCGTCAATCCATGCGCCACCAGATTGGGTGCGAATCCATTGGCCGTTCGCGTCGTATCCTTGGAGCGTGATGGTTTTGCCGACATCCGAAGCGTCGCCAGGGTAGACTCGAATGTAGCTGTTATTGCCACCAGACAAATCACGGTAAGAAACAACAGTGCCACGATCAACAAGCTGGTTTCCGGCGCATGGATTGCATTTTCCAAGAAGTCCAAATCCGGTTTCTTGAAATTCATACCATTGGTTTCTTACCGACCCAGTTCCGCAGCAGTCAGCAACAGCCTCGATGGTTTCAATCGAACGCGGCCAAGTGATGCATCCATCAACGGTCGTAACCGTGAATCTGCCGTACGATCCGGCCCACAACCCCTTGTGTAGAAGCCTTCGACACGCCTGATTGATGTAATCATAAACGCGCGCATCATCGACACATACGCCGATGACCCGAGCGATTGTGGAGCGAATGTCCTGAACGATTAGCTTCATTTGGTGTAGTAGACTCGGCCAGTTCGCTTGATGAAGTAAACACCGTAGAACGGCGGGAGATTGTTGTGGCCGACGGCATTCTGGCTGTCGTTGCCAGTCTTGTCAGAGGTGGTAGTTCCGACATCTCCAGTCGTAATGCTCGGCCCAGATCCACCACCGCCGGTTCCTGCCGCACCTTGAAGGATCTGCGTCGGGTACGATCCGAGTCCGCTCCACGACTTATTGACGAGATAGTAATCGTCGTTTGCAGGCGCAATCAGTTGAGCGACACCGTGGGTATGCTCGTTGAACGCGGTTTCGGAAACGGTCAGCGTGTGCTTGTCCTCGCCGACAACAGAGGTAGACGTAGTCGTACCCTGAACGGCAACCGCACCGCTTCCGGCGAAAGCACCAACGCCAACCGGGAATCGGGCATCAAAAGCCGTATCAATCTCCCACATCGCGCCAGCATACGGATTACCCGCATAAGCGGTTCCATCGCCGCCGTCGTAAGAGAGAACGTCCGTCGTGGTTCCGACAAAGATACGACGCTCAGAACTTCCGGCCGCAACCGGATTTTGGCGCGTCCAATAACCTCCGTTGAACACCCACCAGAAACCGTTGTTGTCCAGCCACGGATAAATCTGATTGTTCAGCGCAGGAGTCGTCGAACCAAAGTTGAAGAACGAGTTTCCAATCGCGCTGTTGAACGTCGCTTGAGTGCCTCCAATGATGTCGTTGGCCAACTGCTGGTAGTTGGACGGGCAGTACGTCAGCGGAAGGCTTGGAGCGGTAAGCGTGATGAGGGTTAGGTTTGGCATGCTATTCCGATGTGTAGGTGAAAGGATCTATGTCGCAGCCTCCAAGAACTTTGCATCCCTGATATGTCCGGCATTCTCCAACAGGAGATTCCTGAACGTCGTAAGCGTGAACGCGGATGCTCTTGATTCTGCAATAGCCTGAAACGGCAATGCTGAGCTGAACCTCGTACAGGTTTCGAGCCGGAGTATTGATAGACTCGTTACACGCAAGGTCGCCAGGAGTTGGAAGCCGCATCTTCGGCCGGTATTGCGGCTGAAAGTTTGTCAGAGGACACAGCCCAGTCAGGCACTGATCGACAATCGCGCATTCGGTCCAGTCGGCCCATTCAATCCAGCCGGGATTTTGGTCTGGTCGATATTGAACGTAGAACGCCGCCGAACCGCTTAGCGAGTCGATGAAAATGTCGCCTGAATCGAGCTTCTTCAGTCCGAACGGAAGTTCGAAGTTGTAGGCGCGAGTCTGCACCTGCCACTCAATTTCCTTCCTAGGATCAGACAGATTCGAATCGAACTTGTTGGACTTGGTGATTTCCCAAATCTGAATTGAACCATCCGATCCGCGAGCGATGGCAAAGCAGTTGTCTCCGTAAGCGTTCTCGGTCTTGACGAGCTGCAAGATGTTCAACCCGGTCCAGATTCCAGACCATGCCGGAGGAGCCTTCTTCCGCATCGATGTGACAAGCTCCATATCCAACACGGATATAGCCTTGTGAATCACGCCTTCAGAATTGAAACGAGGCTGAGAAGTCATTAGCACTCGATTATCAAAGACAACCGCTGAGCTGGCCCACAAAAGATTCGTCTGATCGTTCTCAACGATAGGCGTCATCTCGCCGCTGATAGGGGTATTACCCCAGTCGCTGAACGACCTGCGAGCGATGATGAACGACCGGATGCCGTCAATAGCTCGGTAGAACACATCGCCGTTGACGGTAATGGCCGACCGAGAACCAAGCGCGCCGCTCGTCAGCAAACTGATTGCCTGAATCGGATAGTTCAGGTTCTTCCAAGTATCGCGGTCTGTGGGAGCTTGAACGCTGAAGACGTAGCGAGGCGTGAAAATGAGAAGCGGACCTTGTCCAAGCGACGTATCTGGGTTGCCGGGGACGGCCATTGCCGTGATGCCGCCTGAATCCGACGGAACCGCGAAGTCTCCGCCCTCATTGAGGAAGATGTTCTCGGTTTCCTTGAGAACACTCGCTCGCGTTCCATCCCCATAAACGATGTCTGTAGCGCGGAAAGAAAACCCATCAGGAAGCGCGTACCAGATGCGGCCATTGACGTAGGCCATCATCTTGCCGCACTTGATTTCGTCGTCAGTGGCGCGGCGCAGATTCGTTCCGTTGAAGATTAGCGGCTTGCTGAACCCATCCTGAATGACGACAAAGTTCTCGGCTTGAACCATCCAGCCGTCGAGCAGATTGGAAGGATTCTCAAGACTTGGAGAAACCGTCAGATTCTGAGCGTTGTTTTGAAGGCAGTCGTAAAGCCACACTTTACCACTGATCAGCATCAGGATGAACGTCTGACCGTTGTCTCCGATATACGGAAGCGCGCATTGGAACGTGCCGGTCAGGCTCTGAGGACCGTAACAGTCCTCTGACCAACCATCAGCCGTTACATTGGTCTGATCGGCGGTAATCTCAGTGTTGTCTGCGGTAACCGTCGCGCAGAGATTGTAATCTTTCTGAACGTAACCGGGGCGAGGGGAGATGAAGCTCTGTCGGAAGCTGGCATTTACCGCGAACGCCACCTGATTCTTTTCCACCTCAGACGGCATTACACCGGCATCAATGCCACCCTCAAAGGTGACAGATCCGTCCGTGTACCTCCGTGGTGCGCGTTCGCTCATGGTTTAAGCCTGAATCCGCTGGATGGAGAGAGAAGAGTCAGTTGCTACATTTAGACCAAAAGCCCCCGTCGATTGTATCAACAGTTCGTAGAAATCTGTAATTAAAGTGGCTTGATCAACGTAAGAAATAAATATTGGCGCGTCGCTTGGCGATGCATTCGTTACAGTGAAATTCAATGTTTGCAGAACATTAGAGCCATTTTTTCTTAACAGAATTGTTAAATTTGCTGTTCCAGTGATTCCAACAAGATTTAAGAACGCATCAATCCGATAGTATCCGGTGTAAGGAACCGTAAAGCGGCCAGTAGCGGCGGTAAACCCAGCCGAAGGGTCAAGCGTCACCCAAGACCCAGAAGGAAAATCTCCAAGGCTAAATGGATTTTTAGTCGCTAATGCCGTAACTGTATTGGAGCCAGTCAGCCTCCGCGTAAACGTGACGTAGTTGAACGCCGACCCACCGGTAGTTGCCGCGATGGTAATTCCACCAGCACTCGGTGTAATCGTGACGTTCGATCCTGCGGTAAGTTGAGCCAGCGTGAATCCAGAACCATTGCCAATCAGAAGTTGGCCATTGGTTGGGGTAGCGGACAGATTCGTTCCACCTTTCGCAATCGGAAGAACTCCGCTGATGTCGCCTACAGGAACGGAAGCAACAGTCGAAACAGCACCAGACCCGCCAGATCCTTGAGTCTTAAGATAACCAGCAGATAGGGAATCAAGAGCCGTGGCACTTGGAATTGACGCATCTGGAGTGCGTACGATATACGTTCCAGCGGACGACGCGCCACCGGCAGCACCCGCCGGACCTTGCGGACCAACCGCTCCAGCGAGCGTAACAAGCGAGCCTGATGGAATGAGCGTAGTCGGAACAGCATTCGGGATGCTCAAGACTCCAGCAGCCGGATTTCGCAACGTCACGTTTAATCCGGTGACATCGGTAACTTGCAGGTATCCGCAACCTTGAACTGAAACAAAAAACTGGCCAGCAACAGACTCCGGCAAGAACGACGCGTTCAAAACCGGAACAACAACGCTCGCGCCAAGGGCTGGGACAAAGAATGAAGCAGTCGTTACAGAGAACGAATTTACGCCATTCGTCCCGTTAGTCCCGTTCGTACCAGCCGCGCCGCGCGGTCCTGGGATGTTCACGATGACAGGGTTTGTGCAGCTCATCTTGAAATCAGCCTCCTCTTATCTCCACGTTCCTGCAATTTTAATCTTCGGCGTGGACTGCTTCCACACTCCCGACACCTTTATCCAGACGACAGCCTGCTTCCAAACTCCAGAAACCTTAATCCAGAGCTTGTTGGCAACCGTCCCCTGATTTGAAAGGAGCGTTAGGAGCATTTCAATCAGTCGTGAGCCTTGATCATCACATAGCCAGCAGTGGCACCCACACCGGCCGTGCTGACCCTGGCGCGCATCAAAGCAGCGTTGATATCCGTGATGGTAAATTGAACGGTAGAGCTGGCCACAGCGGTCAGAGGCGCGCCGATGGTATACCATGAAGCACCGTTGTCGTCGCTGCCTTCCAGTTGGATTGCCGGTGCGGTTGTGGTGATTGCACCGACATTGATGACCAACTGCGCGCGATTTCCGCAGTCGCGGGTGTCAATGCTGGCCGTCGTGCTGTTGAGCGTGTTGATATTAATAGTTCGATCAATCAACTGACGCACTGCCTCGTTGTTGGTGCTGGATTGCAGTCGATTGATTACACGGGTGAATGAAGGCGTAGTGCCGCCAAGCGTTTGGACGTACCGCACGCGGTTGCCGGTCAGACGCATGATTGGCGAACGATACGCTCCGCTTAACGTGATTCGCGGGAAATCGTACACCTTGAACCAGTTGGTGCCGGAATCGTCGGATTCCTCGATGGCAACGTCC